GGCTTCGATAGCCTGTCTTGCGTAGATAGCGGATTGGGAAACGTCTGTGCCATTAATTTCAGCAAATTGAAGAATATAATTGGTTGAATCTTCCAGCTTCTTATCCATGAACCCAAATTGAGTATTGACTTCACCAATCGCTTCTCCGACTGTTTGTAGTTCTAAGTGAGTGTTTGAGCCAACCTTTTCAAATGAGGTTGCCAAACTGTCAGCAACATCGCCTGTTGCTCCAGTTTTAGTTATGATCGTATCTAACGCTTCATCAACTTCTGAGAATGCAGCTAACCCAGCCGCTCCGACCGCCATAATCGGCGCTGTAACGCCTATAGTCATTTTCTTGCCAACGCCCGCAACTTTTTCGCCAGCTTCTTCAATTTTTTGTAACTTTTTGGCTGTATCAATAGATACATCACCTTGTTCTTTTAACGCTTCATTTGTTTCATCCAAGGCGGCTTTTAATTTGTTTTGCCCCGTTTCAGATTCAAGCATTTTCTTATAAAGTTTTTCAGATTCTGCTGAGTACTTACCAGTTTCTTCTACTGATTTTTCATATTGTTCTCGCAAAAGTTCTGTTCGCTTTTCAGCGAGCGACAACTGATTTTCGAGTTTCTTTTTCGCAGCAGTCAGTTTTTCAGTTGCTGTTGCGTCTTTATCCATAGCAGACACTTGGTTTTTGTACTCAGTAGCTGCTAAGTTCATTTCGCGATTGATTTCCTTGATCGTTTTAGAGTAATTGACTTCTCCATTTGTCTTAAAATTCAAGACTGTGTCTACCTCTCTTACGGCCATCTTAGCACTCCTTTCCTACCACCAAGGGCTTTGATCCATTGTTCTCGTTTCCGGTGGTTCAAACTCCGTATTACTTTTCAACCACTGGATATAAGATTTAAGCCACAAGTTAGGTGTTGCTTTTAAAAAAAATTCCTCACTCCAATTAAGTAGAGTGAGGGCAACATAGAGATAGAAGCTCCATGGAGTTCCTATCTCTTGTGTTTCTTCTTGTTTTTTCCTTTTTTCTTTTGAGGAGTTTGATAATCTTGTGGCTTCTTCGATTTTTTTAAGTCTTCAACCTGAAACTTCTGATTACTAAAAATTTCCATGCATGCCCCATAAGCCTGTAAGACATCGCCGTTCATACCTAAGAATTTGAAGATAGTTTGAGGATCTTCTTCTAAACCGCCAGTCCGAAGCATTCCATAGATCAACGAGCGCATGATTTTTAAATCAGCGGGCGTCAAATTACGAGAATTGATCTCCCCATCGCTTTTATTGATCAAAAGATTCATATCATTTTCGAACTTTGAGTAATCTTCACCGTATACATCTGCAATATATTCCATCGTTTCCATTGTAAATACAACAGGAAAATCATGCCCTTTAATATTAACCACACGAGAGTTGCCTAAGTCGTCAATATTAATTCCGTAGTCAACTAATCTAGCCATTACTCGCCACCACCCACTGGAGGAGTAGCTGCAGCAATTGTTTGCCATTGTTGTTCAGAATAGATTGGCTGTGCAATGAATTTTTCAAATAGCTCAAGAGATCCGGTAGTTCTATTTGAATCAAAACTTGAATACATTACATTGTTGTAATTCAAGGCAGTCGCTACTAGGTTTGCCGTTACATCATCGATCTTTGTTTCATCTTCCTCAGTTGCATACTCTTCATCAATTACATTAGATAACTGAGTTTTCGGATACCATACTGCTTTGCGTCCGCCGCCTTCAATTTTGCCGATAAATCCAAATGCAAAAAACGGATATTCGCGTGCGATATTTTTAGAGAAAGTTACACCGCTCTGAGCGATTAAACCTTTCAAATCATCCATGACATCAATAGGAATTCCCACATGGTCCACTCCTAATTCGTGTTTTGTTTCTCGTGATACACGGCGGAACATCTTGCTTGATGCCCATTTTTCCAACGTTGATCCGTTACCTTTCACAGCAAGTTTGGTAGCAATAGGTAGTCTTACAATTCCACCATATTCTGGTGCTTTATTTACGCCATCTTGTGCCTCGGGAGACATCATAGCGATCAAGATATCCTCAAGGCCTTCAAAATACAATACATCTGTTTTGCCCAAATTAATTACCTCCCCAAAGATCCATGATCTTTTGTGTCATGATTTCTTCGATTTTATTTTTGTTCTGTTCGTAAGTCCCACTAGCAAAGTTCTGCGCTCTTTGATTAGTGGTCCCATTCTCAGCGAATCGCCAATAATACGCTGTATCTTCGAAAGCAACTCTTACTCTGTCCTTCTCTACCACAACCTTGATTTGATCTCGCATATGTTTTCTTTTCATTAAGCTTTTAGGTATACGTGGCAACATTTTGTCGACATAGAAATTTGCGGCTTCTTCTAATGACTCCAAAGAAACTTTGACAGGATCTACCCTGCTCAACTCGCCCAATATATCAGACATTTCAGCAAATCCATTCTTATTACTAGGCATCTTCAACGCACCTCACATAAGTATAAAAATTTGTGATCGTATCATCGTTTTCATCGCCTTGGATACCTACAAAATCCGTATACAGAATACCTGCGTTTTCCAATGCATGTTCCAGAACGCTCAAATCTTGTTCTGTACCAGCCGTGAACAATGACACTTGGTAATAAGGCATTCGTTTATGGACTTTTGAAGAAGCCATTTTTTTACTTTTGCTAACATTTGAATAAATGATATATGGATAATTCGTACCCTTAACTGCTTTATCACGTGTAACTGGCAAGTTTGTTGCTTTGGGGGAGG